GATATTCGCTATTTTGTAATGACGATTCTGCGGCACAAGGTACGTAAGGCAAGCCAGCCGCAATATATCCCGCTGTGTGGGAGGTGATTTTTTGCTTACATATCAGGATTTGCTTGCCTTGGGCGAAGATGAAAAGTCTCGCATGGAATTTATTTGGAGGGCGATCAACGAACACAAAGGCAGCAGGGCCTATCAGATGGCGGTGGATGCCGAACTGTACTTCAATGGCGAAAACCCGGCCATTAACCGCTATGAAAAAATCATATACGACATGCAGGGCCGGGCGCACCGGGATATGTACACGGCCAACCACAAGATCGCAAGCAGCTTTTTTGGCTTTGACGTGCAGCAGGAGGTTTCCTATCTGCTGGGAAACGGCGTAACATTTCACGGGACTGCCACAAAAGACAGGCTGGGAAAAAAGTTTGATCTGGAAATGGTGCGGGCCGGGAAGTATGCGCTTATCGCTGGTGTGTCCTTTGGCTTTTGGAACTTCGATCATCTGGAAGTGTTTAAGCTGCGGGAGTTTGTGCCGCTCTACGACGAGGAAAACGGCTCTTTGATGGCTGGCATCCGGTTCTGGCAGGTGGCGGATGATAAGCCCCTACGGGCTACGCTGTACGAGGTGGACGGTTACACGGACTACATCCAGCGCAGCGGCGAAGATATGACGGTTTTGAAGGATAAGCGCACTTATATTCTGCGCATGCGCACCTCTGCGGCAGACGGCACGGAAATTTACGATGGGCAGAATTATCCGACGTTCCCCATTGTGCCGTTGAAAAATGGCGAGGATGCGCTTTCGGAACTGACGGGAAAGCGGAACACCATAGACGCGCTGGACTTGTGCACCTCCAACATGGTCAACAATGTGGATGAAGGCAACCTGATCTATTGGGTGCTCACCAACTGCGGCGGCATGGATGATATGGATGACGCAAAATTTCTGGATGCCGTGCGGACTACGCATGTTGTCCACGCCGGCGGAGAGGGCGACGAGGGTGCGAGCGCCGAGCCGCACACCATAGAGGCTCCGTTCAACGGCACTAGCGCCACGATCGACATGCTGAAGCGTAAGCTGTATGAGGATTTCCAGGCGTTTGACAGCTCAGCGGTGTCGGCGGGCAATCAGACGGCCACGGCCATTGCAGCCAGCTACACGCCGCTGGATTTGAAAGTGGATGACTTTGAAGCCAGCGTGACGGAGTTTATCCTTGGGATTTTGGAACTTGCTGGAATTGACGACGAGCCGAGCTACACCCGTAGTAAGATCATCAACAGATCGGAAGAAACTCAGACCATCCTAATGGGCGCGGATTACTACGATGACGAGTACATCACCAAGAAGCTGTTGACCATCCTGGGTGACGCTGACCAGTACGACGAGCTGATGAAGCGGAAGCAGGCCGAGGAGATGGAGCGGGTGGAGGAAGAGACTGAATTTCCGCCGCAAGAGGAGATTGAGGTGAGGGAGGATGTCGAGACCGGATCAGGCACACCTGTGGACGGATAAGCAGCTTTCTGACCTCGAACGCCGCATCGCCCGCGTTTACCGGGAAGCCTGGGATGACCTAGAAAAGACGGTAATCGACTACTTTAACCGCTTTCTGGAACGTGATGAGGAAATGAAAAAACTCATCGGGACGGAAATCAATGGAAAGGTCTGGACAGAGCGGGATTATGAGCTGTGGCGGCTCAACCAGATTGGGCGCGGAGAACGATTTGATGATTTGGCCGTAAAGGTGGCAGAACGGTATACAAAAGCCAACGAGGTTGCTCTTGCCTATGTCAACGACACCACGCCGGGCATATACACCCTCAATCGAAATTATGCGGCCTACACCATCGAAAAGGTGGCCGGAAATGTGGGCTTTACTTTGTGGGATGAATCCACCGTGCGGCGGCTGATTGTGGAAGAACCTGATCTGATGCCCTACTACCCAAAGAAAAAAGCCTTAAAGCGGGGTATTGACCTGAAATGGGGCAAGAAGCAGATTACCAAGAGCGTCACCAGCGGGCTTTTGCAGGGCAAGAGCGTGGGGAAGATAGCGAAGGACTTGCAGGCCAGGGTGACGGAGATGAACCGGGCCAGCGCCGTGAGAGCGGCCAGGACAGCGGTTACTGGGGCGCAGAACGGTGGGAGGATGGACAGTTACAAGGCTGCCTCTGATATGGGCATTAAGGTTAGAAAACGGTGGGTAGCCACCAAAGACGGGCGCACGCGGCATGCCCATCAAAAATTGGACGGCCAGACTGTGGAATGGGACGAGCCGTTTACCTCTGAACTAGGAAAGATACGCTATCCCGGAGACCCAAGAGCCAAGCCTGCAAACGTCTATAACTGCCGTTGCACCATGCGGACAGTAGAAAAGCCGGACATTGAGGCTGAACCGCGAAAAATGCGTGTGCGTGACCCGAAAACCGGGCGGAATGTGGTAGTGGAGGCAATGACCTATGAGCAATGGGAGAGGTGGGTGAAAAGCCGTGGCTGATTTGGGCGGCGTGGTATTTGACGATTACAGCGCCGATGTGCTGGATGCCATGCATGACGCCGTTGTACAGGCACTGGAGCGGTGCGGAGAACAGGCGGAAGGGTATGCCAAAGACTTGACTCCTGTTGACACTGGCAACCTCCGTAACAGCATCACCCATCAAGTGGACGATGGTGAAAGCACCGTTTACATCGGAACCAATGTGGAGTATGCGCCCTATGTGGAACTGGGCACAGGCAGATATACAGAAGGAGGACGGCCCACGCCATGGACCTACCAGGACGACGAAGGCAACTGGCACTGGACGGCGGGAAATCCAGCACAGCCTTTTCTCAAACCAGCGGTGGCCGACCATGCGCAAACTTACAGGAACATCATAGAGGATGAGATAAAAAATGGATGAAAGGCAAATCAAAGCCATTGAGGCCGTTCTCGCAAAAGGGGACAGAATAGAGTTGATTCCCGTGAAAGATGGTGTTAAAATTATACATATCAAGCGGGAAGAGGTGAAAGAAACCCGCCCCGGTTAGGGGGCGGGCAGACCACTGTTGCAAGCGGTGGCCGGGGCTTTTATTTATCCGCACCATGCGTTCCAGTCGCTTATAAATCTTTCGGCCTTTGCGTTCTCTGATTTGTAATGCTGCACAGCATCGGATAATAGCCAATCCTTTTTGGGGTATCCTTCACTTCCGTTAATCCAGTAATAGCCGTCTCTATCCTCGATGTAAAATATTTCTTTGTTGTCGCAATACTCGTTCCCGATTTTCATTTTCTTTCCCTACCGGCCTGAGGCCTTGATTTATCTGCCTTACACTGCTATAATCAAGGTGGCCGGGGTAAGGCTCCCGGCTCACCTTTGGTGGTGTGGGGCGGTGGGCTTTGGGTTAACTCAGCCGCCCCACTTTTTACTCATTCATGATGCGCTTGACGCTTTCCCTGAGTTCTTCCAGCGTTTCGCACTTCTCAATGAGTTCGAGTATTGCTTTCAGCAACGCTTCGGTCACGTTCACTTCGTTCATTCACCTCGCTCCTTTCTGTAAGAGACTTTGTATCTCTGCCTTACGAGTATATGATACCATAAGTAGACTTATACTTCAATCCGCATGATACACAAATATAAGTAGACTTATTTGTGTATTATATATAAGTTGACTTATATACTTCTTTGTGGTATACTTCCCATAAAGGAGGTACACCTATGGGAAGTGAGGCACAGACGAAGGCCAGCGTAAAATTCAATCGGAAAAGGGACAGCATCACAATAAGGCCAGACAAGGAGACCGGCGCAAAAATCCGGCGTGCCGCGGAAACGGCGGGCGTGAGCGTCACGGAGTTTATTTTAACAGCGCTGAAAGAATATATAGAAAAATAAATATTGCTCCCGCCTCTAAGCGTTGAGGCGGAAGGCCCGAGCGTGGGTGACTGACTACAAATCGTAGTTGGTTGCCCGCGCTTTTTCTTTTGGTAAACACCGCAAAGGACAGCGGTTTTTATATCACAGTCGCCCCCAAGGGAACGGGGCCGAAGAAAAGGAGACTGATTATGGCACTGACCAGACGAGCCCTCAAAGCTATGGGCATTGAGGACGAGAAGATCGACGAGATCATCAACATGCACACCGAAACCGTGGACGGCCTGAAAGCCGACGTGGCGAAATACAAGGCCGATGCGGAAACCCTGCCCGGTATCCAGAAGCAGTTGGAGAAGGCGCAGGCCGACCTTGAGGCTGGAAAGAAGGACAGCTATAAGGTCAAGTACGAGGCCCTGAAAGAAGAATTTGAGGGCTACAAGAGCGAACAGACCAAGAAGGAGGCCCGCAGCGCCAAGGAAAAGGCGTACCGGGAGCTTCTGAAACAGGCTGGAGTGAGCGAGAAGCGGCTTGACGCCGTGCTCCGGGTGTCCGATGTGGACAGTGTGGAGCTGGACGAAAAGGGCACAATCAAGGACGCAGATAAGCTCACGGAGAGTATAAAGAGCGAGTGGGCGGATTTTATCGGCACCACCTCCATCCAGGGCGCACAAACTGCCACACCTCCGGCCAGCACCGGCGGGAACGGCATGACGAAGGCTGACATCTACAAAAAGGATGACCATGGCCGGTATGTCATGTCTGCCGCGGAGCGCCAGAAGGCGCTTATGGAAAACCAAATTACATGAAAGGACTGAATTAAATGGCTGCTACGAAAGTTGAAAGCCTTACCAATCCGAGGGACTCTCTGCCCAACACTTATACCAGCGTGACGGCCCGCGAGGTGGATTTTGTCACCCGATTCAATGATAACTGGGAAGCGCTGCGCACCATCCTGGGCATCATGCGTCCTATCCGCAAGACCCCCGGCACGCAGCTGATCTCTTATACCGCTGACGTAACCCTGGAGGACGGCGACGTGGGCGCTGGCGAGGTCATCCCGTACAGCAAGGCGACCATCACACAGGCCACCAAGGCAGACCTGACCATCAAGAAGTATGCCAAGGCCGTTCCCATCGAGGACGTGGACAAGTATGGCGCGGAGATCGCCGTGGAAAAGAGCGACGACGCTTTTCTCACTAAGCTCCAGAACGTGGTGTTGGGGGACTTCTACACCTTCCTGAACACCGGTTCTCTCACCGGCACCGCAACCACCTGGCAGGCCGCCCTTGCAAAGGCCCAGGGCGAGGTTCTGAACAAGTTTGCGGTTATGGCGAAGGATGTCACATCTGTTGTTGGATTTGCCAACATCCTGGACGCCTATGACTACCTGGGCACGGCGGACATTACTGTCCAGACCCAGTTCGGCATCAACTATGTCAAGGACTTTATGGGGTATTCCACTCTGTTCCTGCTTCCTGCTACTGTTTCCGGCAATGCAGCCATTGCGCGGAACACTGTGATCGCCACCCCTGTGGAGAATATCGACCTGTATTATGCCGACCCTGGCGACAGCGAGTTTGCCCGGCTGGGTCTGAATTATACGGTACAGGGCGAGACCAACCTGATTGGCTTCCACGCCCAGGGCAACTACTCCACCGCCGTGGGCGAGACCTACGCCATTATGGGCATGAAGCTGTGGGCCGAGTATCTGGACGGTATTGCCAAAATCACCGTTTCAGCGGGGGAATAACGCCCCCGTCCGAAACCGGCCTCGTCGGGTCGGGGGTAGCCGGTAAGGCAAGAGTAGGCAGAAAGCAGGTGAAATAATGGCGTACACACCCACTACATGGAGCGACGGCGATCTGATTACCGCCGAAAAGCTCAACAAGTTGGAATCTGGCGTGCAGAATGAGCAGGTCGGACCGCAGGGCCCCAAAGGGGAAACCGGAGCGCAGGGGCCCCAGGGAGAAAAAGGAGACCCCGGTGAAACGGGACCTCGGGGTCCGAAAGGCGATACTGGCACCGCCGGCGCAAAGGGCGACAAGGGAGACACCGGAGCGGCGGGCGCTGCTGGTGCCGACG